TTTTGTAGCCAAATGGCTAAAAAAGGTGGATTCATCTCTATCTCAATCTGTTTTGTAAATGTATTTGCACCCTTGAAGATTTTATAACTTGTAAAAATGGGACGCTGTAAAAGCGTCCCACTAGAGTTTCAAGGGCAACGTTGCCGATAAATCAATTTATAACTTGTAAAAAGGCAAACCATCATATGTGGGTTGTCCCATTTTCCGAAACTTGTGAAATGTTTATTGGTTTATATATTGATAGACATCAAGTAAATATAATACATCATTCGGTGTTTCACTGCTAACTGAATGGCGCATTTTCATAAACTTGTGCAGAAACTGGTGCACTAAGAAAAGGAGTAATAAACTCGTCTAAATCGTTGTTAACTGACTGCAATTCTTTTTCAGAAAGAGGATTTATATGAGGATTTGTTTGTATATCATATCCGGAAAATTGGTCGTGTAGTGAGGATTCCATCCACTGCTTTTCTTTTTTTTTATAAAGATCATCCATCATCTGTTTATATTTTTGTATTTGAGTTCCAACAACATCTTTTGTTTTTCTTGTTGTATATGTATTTTTCAAATATTCTATCAAATGATGAAGCAAAAACAATATTATAATAGATAAAATAAATAGAATAATAGAAGATTGTATAAATGACCACATGATGTATATTTGAAAGCGAGAATTAGATTCGAAGAGTTAAACTATCTTGGAATCGAATGACTATTGACGGTAGTTAAGGGATATTCGTGTTTTGTAGCCATTTGGCGTCAAAACTTCTGATAGCCCCCTTAATACACATAACGATACTTGTATTTGTGTTGTTTCTTCGATTTACGAACTGTTCTACGATGTCTTTTCGATTTTCCCCCCATATTTTTTTTAACTTCATTCTCTCCGGATGTGTTAGGGGTATTTACGGCATCAGATAGAATAACAGATTCATTGGATATGGGTGTGGGTGTGGGTGTGGGAGTGGGAGTGGAGGTTTGTTGTTCTAAGGGTTTAATATCCGATTCATCAACAAGTGAATTTCCCTCATTTTCTTTCATAGAGGATCCAAATGGTACCTCTTCTTCGGATTTAGCCTCTGATTCAAACATTTCATCTGATACAGGTTCGAGTTCAGATATTTTATCTTCTTTGGATTTAGACTCCGATTCAAACATTCCATCTGATTCAGGTTTGAGTTGAGATGTGGTATCTTCTGGTTCAGAACCAAATAAATTATCAGATGAAGTGGTGCCATATTCGGGTGTATTGCTTGAATTGCCAGATATTCCGGCCATTTTTTCTAATAATGTTTCGTATTTTACGTGTTGAGAGTCTACTTTGTCATGTAGCAATGCAATCATTTGATCCTTCTCTTTGAGTTCTGCTTTTAGTTGGAGGTTCTCTTCCTTCAATTCTTGGTCATCATAGCTTGATTGGTTAAGTGGTTGTGTAGGAATTGCATCCTCCGCAGAAGGAAGAGGTTCTTCTTCCTCACCTTCTTTAGATTCTTCTTCCTCACCTTCATTAGATTCTTCATTTGATGTTCCAAATAAATTCTGTATTTCTTCACTTGCTGAGTTAGCGGCCGCTTCAAACGGATTTTTTGATATTCCCGCCTTCTCTTTTTCTTCCTCGGATAAAGTAGAAGTAGGTTTATCTTCTTCCTTAGATTCATCTACAACTACAGGTTCTACAGGTTCTACAGGTCCTGCCGGAAGACCTTCACCATCTACTTGAGGGACTCCCTCAGAAACCCCTTCTGAAACTTTTGCATTTGCAGTCGCATTCGCAGGTGTAGTTTCAGAAACTTCATTGAGGTCTCCTCCAAACATCATATACATTTGTTTCTTTGAATATTTTCTACCATTTTTTGGTTTATATAAAGATCTCCCGTTCTTTTTCGTATTTCGTTGTCTTGCCATTATTATTTATAGTTTCAGATAAAATATAGGCAGAAAATAAAAAGCATTGTTCAAAATTATGGCTAAAATATTGTAGGAAAACATTATTCCAAATGACATAAAAATAAGGTGATAAACTCTATTAACCAAAAATGCCAATATCAGTAGTTGTAGTAAAAAAAACGGGAGAGTTGCAAGAGAAGATCGTAAAAGAATACAATGAATCGACTTTATATATGGTAGCTGGGTTTAAAAGTGCAGAAGGTTTTGCCCTGCAAACAATATGGTCCAAGGATTCTATTGCCCGCGAATATTCTGTTTCACTTTATGCTAAACCTAAAGGGAATGCTGGACAAGAAAACAAATACGATTTCCCTCCACCCGTCGATAGTCCACTATATTTTGGCTCGTGTGTCCTAGTGGCTACTATGCCAGATGGAGTAAAAACCTCTCTATCAGTAAAAGACTGGAAGGCTATTTATGAACATTTGTTTGGTGGGTTCGAAGATATTGGTTCGGAAGATTCGGAAGAATCCGAAGATGATCTCTCTGATCCGGATGTACCAAGAACCAAAGAAGGCTACGTAAAAGATGGATTCATTGTGGATGACGACGATGACGAAGATAGCGATTTTGTCGATGAAGACGAAGAATCGTCCGTTGATGCGAAGAAGAAAAAGAAGTCTGCTAAAAAGACCGCAAAACCAAGGGTAGTCAAACCAAAACCAAAAAAGGAGACTGTTCCTAAAAAACGGGGATCAAAGAAGAGCGATCTAAAGAATCAAGTCGTTTCTAGTGAAGACATTCCAGAACCCGCAACAGAATCAACCTATTTAGAGTGTTCTAGCGAATTGAGCGAAGAGGCTTATTTTGAATAAAATTGATAAAGAAACTATATAAATTTTATTGTAGACATTGATACAGACCGATAGACAAAATGCATATCATCACAAACCCAGATACATTTAGAAAAAACATTTGCTCCAAATTAGCGGACATTATTGGATCAGAGGTCGAAGCCGATCTTGGTTTGAATGGACCCGAGAATTTAGAAAAGGGCATTTACAATTTTGCAATCAAGGAAGCGACCCAGCGTAAAATAGTCAAAAAATGGGACAATCCGTTATTCGTGCAATTGTACACGGATCGGTTGAGATCGGTATATTTCAATTTGAAATCACCCCATCTTTTGGAACAATTGAAAAACAAGGAAATTACCCCGCAGGCCATTGCGTTCATGACTCATCAAGAGTTTTGTCCCGAACATTGGAAGGTTTTACTCGAGAAAAAGATGAAACGTGATGCCGTGAAGTACGTCGACAACACTCAGGCATCTACCGATATGTTTACTTGCAAAAAATGCAGATCCAAGCGTTGCACCTATTACGAATTACAAACACGAAGTGCGGATGAACCCGCGACCATCTTCGTTACTTGTCTGGATTGTGGAAAACACTGGAAGTCTTAGATTGGCATTTTATTACATTGATCTTTATCATTTTGGTAAAATTGATTTGGTTCTTTTTTATGATGTAATATATCATACATCATAAACTATTATTGTCTATCATTATTGCCTATTGAAATGGAGACCCCAATACAAGAATCCGCAACAAAAACTCTTGCATCAAACACGGTTTTATTAGAAAACACCTTTTTGAAATTCGCTAGACTATCTAGTATGAAACCCGTTCCAATAAACAAAGACGAGTTTCAAATACCAGGTTGGATGACTCGCAAACCATACGAACCCGCCTATCCTGCGCATCGTTCGTCAAGACTCCCCTCGTCCGGTAGAAGGGTTATATATCAAAAAATCAAATCTACGATTGACGCTCATGATAAAATCATATTGAACAAAGACAAACTTAACATCGATCAAGATATACAATTCGCATTGTTATCCATGTTGCCAGATATTTCGTATGAATACGCCAATGGTCATAATAATCAAACGGGTATCGATATGACGCAATGGATCATGTACGCAAAACAATACATCTATCATTTAGCCAAAGATTTCAATTCCGCATGCAATCATATATTGTATAACAATTCGCTGTTTTCTGCGCAGGTATCTCGATCCGTGGCGTTTGACGTTGTCCGCGTCGCAGAATTGCCCGAAGATATTGTCAACCATATTGCCAGCTATTTTACTCCCGAAACCCTGTTGGCTTTCCATTTTCCCGAGATTGCCAGCTTGCCCTTGCAACTATCGAAGTTGTCGCTTGATTGGCTCAAGAAAATTAAACGCAACTGTGTTTTCAATCGTTTTACCGATGGCTTGATGAAGAAAGTGATCCGCGATAGTCAATCCTCGAATTTCAACGGAACTCCTGAATTTTCCAAGGCACAGCACAAAGCCATGTGCGAGTATATGCATAAAAAACAATCGTTGATACCTTATGCTGCGCCTGCGAATAAAACGATTGCGATTAACCAAATCATGATCGTTTTGAAGATGTATCAGAATCCGGAAGATTGTCCTACCGTCTATTTGAAATACAAATTTCAGGAGGAGGGTCTAACACTTTTGCATACACTACAGTATATTATTGGTCGATTTCACGCAAAAAAATTGGAGAAACGAAACCGATCGCGCAATGTACAAGCCTAGATCACCTCTAGATGACCTCTAGATCTCTCAGTCTCCAATATTCACATCCACCGTTGGGAAGCGGGCGCTTCACGATAAACGGGATTTTTTTCTGTTCAAATTCGGCTAAAGCAATCAAATAACCATCCAACGTTGACGAATCCACTTCGATGAAGGGTTTTGCACCGGAATTGATTTGTTTTGCACGTTCGCCGAGGATACGCGCTTTTTCGTATTTGGAGACGAATGGTAAGGTTCGATGCATTGGATCTACGATAATACCGGCTTCATTGCGAACAACACGGGTTAATACATCGACTTCGTCGTAATTGTGGGCCTGTAATTCTGGGTGGTATTCTGTTATAATATTGTGTTTCAAACTTTCGTCGAATTTCTGTAAATATCGGTCGTCCTCTTCATCGTCGTCGTCATCCGATGAATCTGAATCCTCGCCGCGGTTCATCTTGAATGCGGCGGGTGCACGAGCATTGCCTTGTGTAGCTGATTTCCCGGAAGGTGGTGCGGCATCTTCGTCGACGTCTTCTTCTGGATCGGCTTCTGAATCTTCGTCGGATTCATCGTCAGTATCGGCAGCGGATTCAGAACCGGTTTCTGATGCAGCGGTGTCATCGTCTTCATCATCGGAATCGGCTGTGCCGCGTGATTTTTCTACGTGTTTTTTCTTGGTGGATCGAACCGCTGGACGATCATCGTCGTCGTCTTCCGCATCACTGTCATCCTCTGGAAAGTCCGGATCGAGCAATTCATCATCATCGTCTGCACGGCTTTTTGACATTTCTCTAAAGGGTCTTTATATAAAACAATGGATAATTTCTATACGGTTTTTTGATGAATAAAAAATGGGGGGCCGAGAGGTTCAATTTTGTCATTTGTATCAAATGCAAAAGACAAAAATGAGTAAACATACAAGAATTATACCGCAATTACATGTGAGCTCATGTATATCCGTATTTATCCGTATTTTTATTAGTGAGAGTCATCAGTCTTCCAGGTTGTGTCGCACGTGGTGCACATATATAAATATTTCATGTTATCATCATCATAACGAATGTACAACACCTCGGTTTTATCTGATCCTGATCCTGATCCAGACCCAGATCCAGATCCGGATCCAGATCCGTCATGATTGGTTTTACACATAGCATTTGGGCATTTCATATTGTAAATACGAGGGATTGTTGGATCTAATTTGGTGTATTGATTGATAATATGGTTGAATTTCTGTTCACCGCGTTTCAATTGTGTATTCAAAACACAAGTATTTTCTGTTGCTAAAGTTGCATCTTTGTGTCCACAATTGCGACAGTAATAGGTTAACATATTTCCATCTTTTTCATCAATACCGATATAGTACATATTGTTGCAAACTTCACAAAATTTCATTTTTAATGGTATATAGATCGTTGATATTATTTGTTTATGTTTGTTCGCGGATGGATTCAATTTTTTCCGGGGAACCAAAGGTTCCCCCGGACGCCCCCTCCTTTTAGTTAGGTTTTGGTAAAAATATAACAAAGTAAGGGGGGGGTATCTCAGTATAAGCAGTTTATTACAATCTAAAAATCAATTTCTTTGATTGGCAGTTGCTTGGATCTTTGCAAAAAAGAAAAAGGGAAGGCGTAAGCGAAGCGGTGATCGTAGGGGTATAACGGAGTATAAAAGCGAAGCTGAATCCGTAGGTTTCCCTACAAAATCGTAGGTTTCCCTACA